TGATCGTGTTGGTGAGCTTATAAACGAGAAACATGACTTCCGAACTTGGTTGCTGATTGTCCCGCGAATTTTATCCTTTCGCCTCGGGAGTTCCCAGCAATTAGATGGGTTTTACACGCAAAATCTCTTTTGCGCGGCCCTATGGAATTAAGGCCTTGGGGTGGGCGCCAGAAGTGATAACTGTCATTTGTGTACCCTCCCTTAGATGCCGAGCGAGCCAGAATCGGTAAGCGCGTTACCGGTGTTCTGGGTGTGCAGGTTGATCAGCACTTCGACCTTGGCGTGGGCAAGCGTCGTATCGTTGTCTTCACGATTGACCGCGCGCAGGATGAGGAGCTGGTTGGACGCGTCCGCCGCCGGCACGTCGCTCGTCGTATCGAGTTCGGCGCCGGAGAGACCCGTGGTGGTCGAGCCGGTGTGCGTGTAGATGAGCACCGCGTTGAGGCCCATGGAGGCGGCAGGAACGGCGCCGTCGGCCTGGATCTCGAAGACGATGTCGGGATCGTCGCACACGTAGGCGACGCGCTCGGTGGACGCCGGGTTGTGCTTCACCTCTAGGTTCGTCGCCAGCGGCGAAAACCCGACGATGACGCCAGTGATGAGATCTCCGTCGCCTTCGGCCGCCTTTTCGACCGACGGCAGGGTGCCGACGCCGAACGTGCCACCGCCGGGGACTGAGATCGCCGACGCGTTAGAGCCGCCGGCCACCTTGAGCACCGGATCGCCGATGAACAGCGCCGTCGCATAAGTGGAGGCAATGTAGTAGGGTCGAGCTGCCCCGTTATAGGGCGCACCCGACTTGTGCCGAATGGGGCGAAGCCCAAACGGCGAGTCGATGTTTGGCATTTATGAAAGTTCCCGTTGAAGATTGAAGGGTGCGATTAGCGTCCCTGTTCGATCTTCATCCCCCCTGCGGGGATGTAAGCTCCGGGGCCGGACAGCCCCTGAGGATCCTTGACGTTGCCCTGCCGCAACGATTCCTCGTCTGCCTTGATCTTTGCCTGCTCGCGGGCCTTGTCTTCCGCGTAGAACTCTTTTGGCTTACGCATCAGGATGTGCTTGTCGGGCTTCTGCACCGTCTTGGTGTTGGCGAAGCGCTCGACCGTCGTCCCCATCCCCACGTTGCGGGGGTCGGCCGCCGCCTCGCGGGCGGGAGCGACCTCCCAGTCCTTTGACCGCAACTGGTGAATGCGGGTGCCGGTGCCGGCCGTGTCGACCGCCCAGCGGTACTCGAAGCGCGGGTCTTTCTCTTCCTCAGGTATCGATAGCTTCAGGTTCATTTCCGCCGCGTTCGTCGATCGGCGCGTGCGGCGCTGCTCACGCAGCTCGGCGATGCGCTTGGAGCCTTCGTCTTCGTGGTGCGCCGGGGCATCTACGGCTGTCGGTTCGCTAGCTGTGGCGGCGCGGGTGCGCTTGCTTGTCGCTTGGCTCATGGTTAGGCGAGGCTCCAATAATCTTTGGCGTAGGCGTCGCGCGCCTTTTTGATGTCGGACTCGGATGCCGCTTCGGCGTCGACGCCCTTGGGCAGGAACAGCCCGTCGTCGCGGATGTATTTCTCCGCCGCGCTCTTGGCCTCGGGGGGCAGATCGTTCCACACTCTGGCCCTAGACTGCGAGGCCTGCGCCTGGCGGCCACCCCCTTCCACGGCGGGGGCGTGCTGCGAGGCAGTAGGCTTCTGCTGCGGGCTCAAACCGAAGCGCTCGGGGAACTTGTCCATGGTCGCTTCGCGGGTGCGCTTCAGGTTCTCCTCGACGGAGAGACCCGGCATTTCGCGCATCAGGCGGCCGTGCTCTTCGGTGGCGAAGGCGGTCATCACCGGGTCGCGATTGAACCAGGCGTTGTCGCCGATCCACTGCTGCACGGCGGGCGGCGTTTGCACGGCCGGTGCCACGTCCTTGCCGTTCGGCTTGGCGGGCTCGGCCTCTTCCTCGCCCTCGGGTTCCCCTTGGAACTCGGCCAAGGCCCGATGCTGGTCCTGCACGTGCTTTTCGTAGGCCTGCACGTTGCCATCGGCGACGGCGGCGCGCTTCTTTTCTTCGAACTGGCTCCAGATGCTCTCGCGCTGGCGCTCGAGGGCGATGCGGTTCATGCCCTCCATGCGCTTCAAGCGCTCATTAAAGGACTGCTCGACCTCGGCGCGGATCTTGTTCGGAAGCTCTTTGACGGTCGTCTCGAGCTCGGCGACCTTGCGCTCGGCGCGGTCGGCGCGCGACTTGACGATGGGCAGAACTTCTTCGCCGCGCTTTACGAACTGGTCGGCAGGCCGCCAGGCGTCGGGGGAGCCGCGCCATTCCGACTGCGGCACCCAGCCCATGTCGCGGGCCTTGGTTTCCATCTCGCGGGACACCGCCGGGGCTTGTGCTGCGGGCGGTGCCTCGTCTTCATGCGCTTCACCGCCTGCTTCGGCAGGGGTAGATGCGGGGGCTTCAGTTGCGACCTCCTGGGTCAGAACCTCGGCGTTTTCGGCTTCTGTGCTCATGGCCTCTTTGTGCTTTGCTCAAAAGAAAACCCGCTCAAAGGCGGGTGTGGGTTGGCTCGGATTGTCGGCGCGGGTTCTAGGCCAGCACCGCACAAACGTCCTTGTCGTTCATGATGATGTACTCGACGCGGTCCTTGCCCTTCAGCTTCATCCCCGAATACTTCGAATAGACGATGCGATCGCCGACCTTGGGCGGGGCAAAGCCTGCCGGCCATTTCTCGTAGGAAAAGGCCAGCGGCGAGACGGCGACGATGGTGCCCTCGGTGGCGGCGTTCTGCAGCTTCTCGGCTTCCGAAATGGGGATGATGATGCCGCCCTTGGTGACCGTCTCGATCTCCTCGGGGCGGACGACGACCTTGAACTCGGTCGGGTAGATGCCGGAGGTGTTGGCTGGTGTCACCTTCTTGGCCTTCTTGCTGCGCTTGGCTTTAGGCTTGACGGCGGCGAGCGACGCGCTCGACCCGTTGCTCAGATGGGATTCCTGCATTCTCTGCCTCGGTCTCTTCCTGGATGTCTGATAGCTCGATGGTGAGCATGTCGGTGATGAACTCCAACTTGGCTTTCAACTCGGCTTGCATGAGTTGCATGGGGCGGGGGTCGGCGGGGATTTCCCCGTGCAACAGTTCGACCCAGCGGGATTCGATGACCTTCTGCATGTCGGTGAGATGCGCGAACACGCATTGGGTGATGGTGTTGTCGCGCCAGGCGGCGAAGTCTTCCTCGGATATGGGCTTGGGTTTGCTCATGGGCTTTCAAAGTGTTGACGCCCGCTCTCTATCGAGTTCGCGGGCTATGCTGCGCATGCGCGTCCCACACTCTACGCATCGCGTGCCTACGCGATAGGCGAAGCAACCGTGTTGCGAGCCGTCAACGCACTTGGCGCAGATAGTTCTCGACCGGTGATCCAGCCGCTTCCCCGAGCCACCCATAGCGGCGGAGAATATCGATATCGGACTTTGTACCATGCGAACTTCGTTCCGCGCTCACCCGCGGTCCAGCCTTCTGCGTTCTGTACGGCGTGCTGCAATTCATGCGCGGCCACAGAGCGCTGCGCCGCATTGGTTGGACCGAGCGCGTCTACATACGACAACCCGTCTTCGTCGGGCCATCCGTAGACGCCAGACTTCTCCGGCCAAAAGCCCACCTTCGTGTCCATGTTGGCGGCGGCTTCGGGGTAGGCCGCAGCAAACTCAGGATGCGAAATCGGCCCTGCGGCGGACACGCCCTCACCTTCGCCGCGTCTGACGGCTAGGTTCTTGTCATCGATTTCAAAGCGCCACTTGCCGTCTTTGCCCTGAAACCACCCCGTCTCATTCCAAATTTGCTCACGCGGCGCGCCTTTGGCGGCGAGGTCTTCGGCTTTAGCGAGTGCGGCGTGATCTGCCGTCTTGGCGAGTCTTCCTCCAAACATCCCGACCGATCCGGCTGGACGCGGCACAGCAATACCGCCTGACATCACCAGCCCCGCCAACACAGCATCTTGCGGCTGTGGGGCTTCTCCCCGGCGGAAGCGGGCAAAGGCTTCTCTTGCGTCGATGAGCGTTTGCGGCACCGCCAGTCCAGGTCCATCCGGCCAGTTGGCGATGGGCATTTGCGAGCCGCGGTCGCGGGCTTCAGTACCGGAAAGCTCGTTGCGGACGCCCCGCGCCACCTCGTGACCGAGGAACGAAACCGGCGACGCGACAGCGCGGGCGCCGGCAAGCAAATTCTTGGGGGTGATCCCGAGCGCCTCCGCCTCGCGGGCGAGTTGGGCCGTGAAGGCCTCAAACGAGAGCGGTTCGGCCATTGCCGTTCACCGCGTTGGGGCGAGGTTGCTTGGCTGGCGGCTGCTCCGCCGCCGCCCCGCCCATGATCGATTGCAACTGCCCCCGCAGGCCCTTGGCGAACTCCTCCGCGTCGCGGGCGCGCACTTGTCTGTCCGCCGCATCCTTGGCCAGCACCCCTTCGGCGGTGGCCTTCATCGCCTTGCCTTCCTGCTCCTCCACCTTGGCCATGGCGTCGGCCATCTGCAGTTTTTCCGGGGGTGAGGGCTGCGTGGGCTTGGGCGGCATCAGCTTGTCGATGTCCTCCGCCCCCAGGGCCTCGAAAAAGCGCTGGAAGCATTCACGGGGATCGACGCCGGCCTGCACGGCCACAGGATTGGTGCCCACCTCCATGTACACCTGCGCCCGCTGCATCTTCTGCATGTCGGTGACGGTGTTGGGGTCGGCGGCCGGGCTGACATCCATCGCCGTCGTGTCGTAGTCCTCGCGGGCAATGGCCATCTCGTTGTCGAGGATGGTCAAGTACTGCTGCTCGGGGAGGTGCTTGGCGTTCAAGGCGAAGAGGAGCTGATACTCTTTTTTGAGGGCCCGGTAGAGGCGCTTGTAGATGGAGGTGTAGACCTTCATCCCCTGCTCGATCATCGCCAAGGTCGTGGTGGCCGGCTGGTTGCGCGACTGCTCGCCGGTCAGAATGTCCTTGATGTTGGCGATCTCTTTCGACCACTCGACCATCATGCCGAGCAACTGGAAGAGCACCGTCGAGGGGCCGGGGTGCTCCATGTTGACGATGGCTTCGCGCACCTTGGCCCCGGCCGCATCAACCACGTGGTACTGGCCGGGGGCAAAGCGCATCTGGTTCTTCTTAAGCCGTAACCCGGAGCCGATGAAGCCGCCGCCGGCGTTCTGCAAATGTCCGGCGTCGAGCATCTGGTTGACGGTGGAATCGATCACCTCGGACAAGGGCTCGAGCAATTCGCCGAACCCCAGATCGTAGAACCCGCCCTCTGGGTCGCGGAAAAACGGATACTTGACGAACATGTTGTAGCGGGGGATGCGGGCGAGCTTGCCGTCGTCCTTCAATCGCAGTTCATTGGGATCGAAGTTGGCGACGATGCAGACGACCTTGGCGGTGTCCTTGTGGACGGTGACGATCCACGGCTCGCGATGGCCGTCCTCGTCGAGGTCCAAATAGCGGTGCTGCTCGAGGAACTCGTGCGGGGCGTCCTCGTCCCCGTCCGAACCCCCAACAATCCCCAGATCGCAGTCGAGGTAGACGCCCTCCGCCTGACGGTCTTCGATCTCGTGCGGGTAGAGGTCGAACACCTGCGTCATGCGCGGCACGGTTTCCAGCGACCGCGTCTTCTGGTTGACGACAAAGTCGAGGGCCGGGACCATCTCGCAGCGGTTGCGCTGCAGGATCGGGTCGTAGAACGTCTTGCGGAAGGCGCAGCCGACGATGGGGATCTGGCCCAAGAGGACGTCGGTGTCCTCCTCCCACTCGGGCATTTCCGTGGTCAGCTGGTAGGACATGTGCTTGGAGATGCGCTCGGCCTTGGAGCGCTTGACGCCGGGCTTCACCTGCCACTGCGGCTCGCCGGTCGCCTCATCGAGCACGGGTTGTCCGTCTGGGCCTTTGACCGGGACGCCTCGATCGTCGCCGACCACCTGCCCCTTGACGATGCGCTGCCCGTCGACGATGGCCGGATAGGCGCGGGAGGCGAACTGCAGGGCGGCGGTGGCAAGGATCGGGTTCTTGACGTTGGCAGACCCATCAAACGGATAGGTCTTGCGGGCGGCCTTGAGGCGGGCGCGGTCGAGGGACTTCTTGGCCTTCTTTTCCCAATCAGAGCGTGAATTATTGTCGAGATTGAACTCGGCAACGACCTTAGAGCCGATGACGCCCAAACGGTCCTCGTCGATCTCCTCGGCGACGTTGGGCAGTTCGGCCCAGTCCATGAGCTTGCGCAAGGCTTGCGTGCCGGAGACGCGGGTCTCCCCGTCCCCCTTCTTGCCGCGCTTGGATTTGGCTTTGCCGTAAGCGGCCATCAGAACATCCCTAAGGCGTGTGTGCTCAAGGCCAGGGCCAGAAGACTGATCGCGATGGAAAACCCGCAGATCAGCTTGGCGCGGCGAATTTGGGTGAGGGTCTGGCGGTTGACACGGGCGATTTCGGTGGGGGTCATGCCGTCCCCTTGTTGAGTGTTGACAGGGCTCGGCTACCGAGCCTCGCCCTTACGCTGCGCGCGTATGTCGAAGGTGATTTCGAAGTCGCCGCCCAAGATAAACCCGACACCGCCGGGCACGTTCACGTAGTCGCCCTTGCCGTCTAGGACGAGGTGTGCCGAGCCGAACTTTGCCGGCGTCGTGTCGACAACCGTAGTTGGGGCGTCTGGGTCGTTACACAGGAGCAGCTTCGTGAATTCCTCGGCCATTCTAATACCCCGTCACGGATGACCGCGTATGCCGGGAGATGGCGTCCTCGCCGTCCTCCTCGTCTTCCAGCGGCTTTTGCGGGAACGGCAGGCCGGCAGGGTAGAGGTCAAACATCCGCGATAGGCTGTCCATCATGTCGTCGTGCAGCCCGACCGGGAACGCCTTGAACTCTTCCTCGGTAAAGGCACGCACCAGATCGACGACATTGCCCTCGTAGTCGGTACGGTGCAGGTGGTTCGGCAGGTAGACGCGCCCCTGCTCATAGTAGGGCACCAGCCGCTTGATGCGATCCAGCTTCGGCATCTGGCCGCCGAGCTCGGTGATGTGGAACCGGTAGTTCACGCGTTCCATCTCGTGGCGCATGAACTCCACGTCGGCCATCATGCCGTACTTCTCATAGCCCACCGCCAGCGGCATCCACTTGCGGTGGAGTGCGAACAGCGTCTGCGCCCGCTGGCTTAAGTTGAGCCGGTCGCGGACCATGTCGAGGGCGTAGATGTTCTGGTCTTCGTTGAACCCCAACACCCACATGGACGTGTAGTCGGAAGTCTTCTTCTTCTCGCTCGCCGAGTCGACGAGGATGCAGACGTTGACGCCCTCACGCCGCGTATGCCCGTAGTGCCGCAACCACTCGGTCTTGAAGCCTTGCGTCTCATCCGCTTTTGGGTTGAGCAACATCTGGGCGCCGAACGTGTAAGGACCCATCTCCCGGCGCTTGTCGGCAAGGCGCTGCGCATCGAGGAACACGGGCGGGCCAGTCGGCGTGCCGTCCGACGTGGCTGGGTAGATGCGCGGGCGGGCGGCACCGCGATCCAACAGGGTGCGGTAGGTGTCGTTGAAGTGGTAGCGGGTGCCGATGTAGCGCGTCGCGCCGCCGGCCGATGTCAGGTTGCGGGACAGCTCCCAGGCTTCCGTCACCTTACCGATCATGTCGGGGGTGGTGACGCTCTCACGGGTCACGACGTCGTCGTAGACGCACAGCTTGAAATGCTTCGAGGTCGGCTGGCCGTCAACGAGACCCCAGGCCTCGATGGTCGACTCTTTCGGGTTGCCTTGCCGCTTGACGACAATGCCTTCGTCTTCCGACCACTTGGGGGCCTCCTTGCGCGGGTCGGCCCACAGCACGTCCGGAAACCACTCTTTCAGCAGGTCGTTGCGCTCGAACTCGGACTTGATCTGCCGCAAGAACCCTTTGGCGATGGGGCGGGTGTGCGAAAAGATGCCGACCGTCAAATCCGGGTTGTTGAGGATGTCCTGGATCGTCAGTGCGAAGGTGATGATCGTCGACTTGTAGTGCTCACGTGCCCACAGATCGAGATGCCCGTTGGGGCTTCCCTGCACCTCGCGGCAGCGCTCGAACACCCAATCATTGTCGGCGTCGGCGCGCTTCAGCCCGTAGACGAGCAGGAAGAAGAGATCAGTGCGGCAGAGATTTCGCACCCGGGCGAGCCGGTCCGGCTCCGAGCAGCTCTGCAAGCCACTCAGCACTCGCTGATACTGGCTCCGCTGAGTGATGATGCTGATGATTGATTGTGCCATCGATCTTCTGTGGGAACATGCCTAGGTGTCTGCCGAGATCGACGAGGGCGCTGCGCTTGTCGGAGAGCTTGAACTTGGTGCGCTTCACCGTCTTGGCGTCGTCGCCCTTGCCTTCGAGATAGGTCTCGGACGTCACCTCACCGATGGCGGCCGCTTGGTCGCGCGTGAGCTTCGAGAGATCAACGAAGGCGTCCCCCTCCTGCACGCTGATGTAGTCCAGCATGTTGGAAAAGCCGATCAGCGCTAGCTCGCGGACGATCTTGTCGATGGTGATTTCGTGCCGTTTGGCAATGGCATCGCGCAGAGCATCGACCCTTACCTGCACCTTACCGTTGGCCAGCATGGTGCTGGCCTTGACGTGGACAGCTTCTGGCTTCCACTTCTCCGAGCCTGGGTAGGCCCTGCGGTAGGCTTCACTGGCGTTGCTGGTTTCGATGTACGCCCGGACGAATGCTTCCTGCTTGGGGGTCAGTTTTGCCTCGTCGGATGGCTTGGCGTTTCTTGCCCGTGCCATTGTGGTGGTGTCCTTCTTGGCTTGTTTCCTCGTTTACTCGGCGGCTTCGGCGACAGGCTTCGTGTCGTTGGCCGCGGCCTCGTTCCGTTTCGCTTCGTCCGCCGCCTGCTGCTTGATCGCCTGCTGCTGCTGGAGCACCTGGACGTTGATCGACTGGATGATCGGGGCGGCTTCCTTGAAGGGGCGCTCGGCCAGCAGGTTGGTGATGTAGTTCAAATGCTGGTGCGAGTGCTTGATCGAATAGATCTGATTGCTCATGGCTCGTTCCTTGTTTGGCTCGGGTGGTATGACTTGACGGCTCGGGCTATCGAGCCCTTCGCCTATCTCGCTGTTCGCTCGATAGCCGCTACGCGGCTGAGTGCTTCGGTGATTTGCTCGCGTGTATGGGTTGTGAGGCAGCGCTCGGTGAGGAGGCGCCGCAGAATGCTGGCGTGGTCGTCCATCAGTAGCCGAGGACAGGGGCTGACAATCGTCCGGCGATCAGCGCCAGGGTCATGCAGGCGACGGTGAGCCGACCAATGGTGTGTTCGAGTTCCAGGTTGAGCCGCTGCCACCCCGAAGGGCGGCGCAGGACTCCCGGGTTGTCGATGAGTTCGCCGTTCCAGCGCAGGGCCATGGGACACCTCCCCTTCACTGCATCGCCGCAAGGCGATAGCCACGCGGCTCGATAGCCGAGTGGCGTCAACATTTCGATTTTACCGAAAAGTTCCAACCCAGCGGGCACGCGTGCAGCATCAAAGCCCTTGGCGTTTAAGCACTGAGGCGTTTGCGGGGCTGTGCTGACTTGCGATGTTCGGGAGGGTCAGAAACAAGAATGCCGCTGTCCTTTGGGAGGAAGCGGCTACGCCTAGTCGCAAATTGGCTAGGGTAGAAATCTTTTACCCTAGTTCCGCGAGCTTGCGGATGCGACACAACGCCGCACCCATATTGACTGGTCGGTCCGTTTATTGCAGCCCCTCATTTCACCCACCGCGACATTCTCTGCACCCGGTCCGACTTGTGAGCACAGGGGCGGCGCAATGTTTCCTCCGCAAGCAGTCGATTGAGCGCCTTCTCTCGTTTGGCTTGGGGCACGAACGCCGCCTTTATCGCCATGGCCTCTTTCTTCGCACAGATCTGGCGCACCCGCTGCCCACTGATTCCGTGCATACGCCCGACCTCTGCCATTGAAAGTCCTTCCAAGACGGCCTCAACGATTTCGCGATTTCGCTTGACGAGGCTCGATGGTGGCGGCGCTAAGCGCCCAGTGTATCGTGTCATTCGCGTTTGCCTTCTCTGATTTTCGCCGCTTCGCTTCGTTGACCGCGAGTGTCAGTTGCTGTCGCAAATGTCTGACCCAGTCGTCTGTCTTGCTCCAGTTGCAGAGGTCTGGCTGCCAGTAGCAATGGCCGTCGGTGACTGCGGCGCAGAATTGGTCGCAGTCCCATGCCTCAACGACACCATCGGGCGTGAACGGCGTAGCTCCTGACCCGCCTATTCCCCAAGCAATTATCCTCTCCCGCTCTAGATGAGCGTCAATCGGATAATTTTCAGCGTCAACGGACTCAAGTTCATCAGGGTACCAAAACCGTTCGACCCAAAAATCAGTCGCGCACGGAACAATGGATTCCTTGACCCAATAGGGAAACTGCCCGGCGACCTGCGCGGTTGTACCGTCAATAAGCTCAAGCGTAGCTCCGTTCGCTTCCCACTCTCGACGGACGCGCACGACATGGTCCAAATTCACGCAGCCGTCTTTGGTCGATACAAACATCGTGCGCCCCCTTAAAGATCACCGTTTGTGATGTTTCCAACTTTCACCGCGGGTCGCATCCCCACTTTACCCTAAACGCCGCCACGTCTTGATCTATTTCTTCCTGCAAGGCTGGAAGATGGGAAGAGAATAGCACGTCATGGGCGATGCGTTTCAAGGCGATGATCCGTGCCTCGGCGAGTTTCAATTCCAGGCGTAGTGCTGTTGCCTCGTCTTCGGCTTGTTCGGCTCTGATATGGGCGTCGAGGGCGAGGGAGGTCATGACCTTGAGGCCTTTAGATGGTGACGGCTCGGCTCACGTCGCCTCGCCTATCTCAGCCTGCAGCTTCGATAGCGCCTGCGGCGCTGACAAGCCCTCGACACTAAACGGACGGAATGCATCGTCGGCGCACTCCTTGTGCCACCACTCGCGGCCATCCTTGCGCTCCAAGTAGACAGCCTCAAGTCCGATCGCCATCGGCGCGCCGCAACCTTTGCAGTAATCCATGCGATTTCCTCCACTCAGCGCGAGTCGATCAACAGCGCGTACATGCGCTCGCCGATCCTGAAATACGTTCCGCCCTCGATGGCGGGCGTTACCCTCTCGTCTGCGAAGACGACGATTTCGTGCCCTCCGAGGGGCAGTTCGGCAAGAAGCTTCAGAAGGCCCTCGCCGTTCATTTCTCTGTCTGGCCACGCCGGCATGCTTTTCCTTCCATTCACTCAGCGCGTAGCGCTATCGAGCCCTTCGCCTACGCTTCGCGTGCTCTGTGTACGCCTCTTCCTTCGCCGGGATAAACCCCAGCTGCTTAAGTCCGCGGTCGGCACTCACAATGACGATGCCAGTGCGCTCGCCCTCATACGCGTAGACCAAAGCGTCCGCTGGGTACTCTTCTAGCTCTTTAAGAAGTTCGGCAACGGTGATCATTTTTCTTTTCCTTCATCGAGCCCTTGCGAGATAGCCGCCAAGCTCTTTAGCGCGGCGGCGTCAAATCCAAAGCCGCTTTCGCGTACTCACGAATGAAGTGCAGCGCCAAATCTGGGTCATGAAACGTCGGCTCATCCAGAATTGCCCGCAACGCCCGCTCCAGTAGCTGAATGCGCAATCGGGCGTCTTCAAGCTTGGTCTCAAGATCCGTCATGCCGCCGTCTCCTGCGTAGTCACCAATCGCCATTCATTGGGCACGAGGTCGCGGGCGCGAATGAAGAGCAGGTCATTGGTGTTGTCTTCGACGAGGTGATCTGGACCGTCCATCTCTTCCGCGACGATGCAGATGCGCTTGAGCACCGCGGACCCCTTCAGCAGATAGTGGGCCGCCTGCACCGCCTCGGTGAGCGTGTCGTAGGTGAAGCTATGCTTCTCGCAGGCTGCGAAAAAGTCATCAAGCGTGGTCATGCGATCCTTTCCAGCTTCTCTTTCGCAACCTCGACTTCCCGTTCCACCAGTTTCCATTCTTCATGGCGGAGTGCATCGAGGGCCCGTTCTAACGCTTCCAAGGCGATCTCCACCGCACAGCGCTGGTTGCGGCTGCGGTGCTGGTTCTGACGGCGGAGGCGGTCGATGGCGGTGGCGGTCATTCGGCGGCGTCCCGGATGCAGACGGCGTAGTCGACCGGTTGTAGCGTGGTGAGGTCATAGGCGATGATCGGGCCGCCAGTGTAGATGTCGCGCTTGGCGGCGCCGGCCACAGCTTCAATCGCCGAGAACCCCGCATCGAGCAGAGCCTGCGCGTAAGAACTCCCGCTGCCGAAGGTCGAGGGCAAGTCGACCCATTCCGGATACGGGCAGTCCGTTGAGAAAGACATCGGATGCTCGGCTTTAGGGTCGACGACGATCAGCGTGGTGCGCTGATCCTTGTTGCCCTTGTCGGGCATGGTGTTGGGGTCGGCGCCGGTATTGTGCCAGTCGATCAGCAACGGCAGCAGCGCTGCACACCCAGAGATCGCGTAGAGGCGCTCGTGTGCCGGACGAATTTTGGTTTCATGGGCGCGCAACTCGTTGCCACGTGTGGCCCGCGAGTCCGCGGCAATCATCGTCGTGGAGATTGCTATCGTGGTCATCTCACCGCCCCCGTCTCACCTTCTCAGAAATCCGCCGCTGCTTTTCTTCGGCATCGAACACGTCGAACTTGCGGGCTTGCTTTTTGACTTCCCGCAAAGCGGAATCGAGCACGATCCCCCACCAGATGGACCGGGTGTACTCGTCGTCGAAGCAGCCGCGCACGTCGCGGAACCGGTGCCGCGGCTGATCGTTGTCGAGCTCGGTCTGTGCACCGAGAAGCTGCTCGTCGAGCGCCGCCTTCAAGCGGTCCCCGTGCACCCGCGATTCCACGTGCACGCATTCCAGCACGATGAATTTGTGGTAGGGCTGGGCGAGGTCGTCGTCCTTCGCCGCGGTTCTGTCCTTGGCCGTCACCACGACACGCACCGGCAAGCCGCCCAAGTTGTCGCCGGCCTTGCGGGGGATGGGATGCTCCGGCCCGATCAGACACACGGCCACATAGCCCGCTTGTTTCTCGTGCGCACGAAATGCGCGTGAGCGGGTGAGCTTGCCTCGTTCCTTGGCGGTTTGCTTGGGGGATAATTTCATGCATCCTGGGGAACGGGGTTAGGGGTTGACGCCTTCGCAACACGGTTGCTCGGCTATCTCCGCCTGCGGCTCCGATAGAGGCTGCGCCTCTGTAGAAGGTAGCGAGTGTGCGATGGCTCGGATGATTTTCGCTGAGCGCCCGCCATCGCACTGAGCGGCCGATTCCAACCGCTCAAGTTCATTGGCAAGCGCCAGGAGTCGATGAAATGGGCTGATCTCGTCTTCCATTCTCCCCTCTTTTCAGCGCCGTAGGCGCTATCGAGCCCTCTTGCGAGATAGCCGCTCTGGCCCGTGGCCAGGCGGCGTCAACCCTCAATCCTGATCCACGGAAACAACCCCAACTCTCTAAGTTTCCTCCGGCAACTGACGACGTCATACCCGGCATGCTGGGCAACTTTCGAAACTCTGCCCTCGTACTTGAGCATCAGTTCGAGGAGGTAGGCCCGATCAAACGCATCGCGGGCCTTGTGCAGGTCGAGGTTCAAGACGTTGGCGGAGATGCTGGTCACGGGACATCTCGCCATAGCCAAAGACCGGCCAAGGCCGAGAGGCCAATGACGATTAGGCCGATGAGCACGACAAAAAACCTGCGCCTATAGCGCGCATTCGCCGCGTTGAACGCATCGATGCTCGCATTGTGGGCGTCTACGGCTTGCTTGAGTTGCCGCAACTGGTCGAGTTCTTTCGTCATGCCCGCGCCTCCCGCTTGGCTCTCCGGTTTCGCTCCCGCAGTTCCACCATCGCATTCCCCCGCGTGGCGGCCGCGTCCCGGCGCGGCAGACCCATGGCGATGCGCCACACTGCGTCGATGGTGTTGGTGAACAGCTGGCGGACGCGCGTCCCGGAAATCTCGAACTCCACCCCGATCTCGTCATAGGAGGGGGGAATGTTCTTCGCTCGGCGGAGGACGATCTTCTGCGCCCGGCTTAAGCGGTAACCGCGGGCGGTGCGCGCCGGGGAGAACGGGTCGGCGGGCGGGTTCAAGGCGGCAAACCAGCCCATGGCGGTCAAGAAATCCCCTTCGTCCGTCGGGGTCGAGTCCATCCGGGGGACGAAGTCCGGAACGGCGACCGCTTCCCGCTCGGCCATTTCCCGCGCAGCGGCTTCGCCTAAATCTCTGAGCACCGAGGAGGTCAGGACCTTGGCGTGATTGCCCGCCCCGCAGTGATAGACCGCGCGCATCAGCCGGCCTTCGACGGAGCGCAGCGTCAGGTTGGGTGGGACCTCGCGGTAGTTGATTTGCGTCTGGTCGCGCCAAAATTGGAGCGGCTCCCGAGTTGCTGCTTCACGTGAAACATTCCGTGAAACACCGTTCGCGTTCGTCCTGTCGGCGTGCATCTCGGCGGCGAGTTCGGCGGCGGTGGCCTCTTCCACAAGCGCAAAACGCACCCGTTCCGCCGTCATGAGGCCGGCGCGGCTCTCCAGCGGGTCGGGCAGCGTCCAGTCCCACTTCTTGGGATCGATCGGCCGGAAGGCGTCGGGCTCAGAGCCCCAATCCTCTTCCTTGCCAGGGGGTGGCAGATACTGGGGAACACCGTCCTTCAAGGTTGCCCAGACTAATGTCCGCGGCTTGTTCTTGCGCTCATCGACAATGCGGGCGGCGCGGAACTGGCGCCCATGCCAGTGCACCCAGCAGTGGACGCGCCCGTGCTGGGGGATGCCGGACAGGGGGTACCAGGTTTCGCTCATCAGCCGCGAATGCCCCTGAGCCCGCTGCTGCCGATGCTCTGGGCCGCGACACCCCCTTCCCCGTCATAGCGAATGCGCTGCGGATCCCCTTTCTGGCGGGCGCCGGATTCGGTGAGCCAGCGGGTGATCAGCGCGGTTTTGCGGCCAAGCCTTTCGCCGATGGCCGAAGGAGCCAGCCCCTGGCCATAGAGCTTGACGGCTTTCTCCATGTCGCGGGCTTTGGCGTCTTGCTGGGGTGTCATGGGGTTAGCTCCTGGTTGTATTGACGGCTTAGGCCACGGGCCTTGCGCCTATCGCGCAGGCGCGCGATGCGGAGTGCCGTGGGCTGTCGTTCGTCGGACTTGCCAGCCCCTGGCTCCCATCGGGCGGCACCCTGCACTCGTGCCGTCCCGATAGCCCGTCTGTCCCGTGGACAGCGGGCGTCAACCCCTAAATCCCCTGCTGCCAGCCCCTGTCCGTAAGGGTCAGTCAGTGTCGATGTGTGGGTACAAGCTAGGGTCATGGGGTGTCCTCCACCGGCACCCACCGCACCCGAAACGCCTTATGGCTTTGCTTGCAGGGGATCATGGCCCGCGTCACCAGGCCTTTGCCCTCCAGCCGGCGCATCACGTCATAGGCACAGAAGGTCGACGACCAGCCGAAGTGCGCGGTGAGCTCCTTGGCGGTCGGGAATTTCCCCTGCGCTGCGGCCAGCTTGAGGAAGGCGAGCACCGCCGCCTGCGTCGGGGCCGTGAGCATTGAGCGACGCGAGGGGATCGGCCGCTCGGAGCCGGGGATATGGACGAAGGTGCGGGCCGGCATTATTCGACCCTCGCAAATTCGCCGTGATACTCACGGGCCGCAGCGACATAGGCCGCTTGCGCTTCTTCAATCGTGTCGTATTGGCCGACGTTGATCCGCTTCCCGTGGACCCCGACGTAGGCTCTGAATTTTCCGTTCTCGCGGCGATTGACGCCCCTTACCCCTGTCTTGCTGTTCTTCTGGACAGGCTTGTTGCTGGTGTTCTGACTGCGCGTCGCGGGACGCAAGTTGTCGAAGCGGTTGTTCAGCTTGTTGAGGTCGCGGTGGTCGAGTTCATGCTCCGGCCAGTTGCCTGTAACGTACAGCCAAGCGAGCCGATGCTCTCGGTGCGCCTTGCTATCGATCTCTATGACTCGGTAACCCCTCGAATTGACCGTCCCGGCCCGCTTGCCTTTCATTCTGTTATTGCCGCGATCGTCGATCCAATGGAACTCGCCCGTCGTCGCGTCGTATGCGAGCAGTTCTTTCAGGCGCTCTACCGTCAGAGTCATTTCTTCGCGACTCCTTCGCTGAACTCGGCCTTGCAGGGTCGCGCCCACACCTCGCAGCGATAGAAAACCTGGCCTGCCACTTCGCCAATGGACGTGCGCCCGCAGCGCTTGCGGAAGTCGAGGGCGTGCGTCATGTCGACGAAGATTTCGCCGTGGTCGTAGCGTGTCCGCTCACGCCAATCCTTTACGGCGGCATCGAGTGCCCCCTCTTCGTTCAGCCACTGCGTGCCAACGCCGCGCACCGGACCTCGACAACCGTCGTACTCATCGTCCATCGACCGGTAGAGCCGCACGGTTTCGCGGTCGTAGCGCGGCTCGCGGCGTACATGGCGACGGACGCGGCGGGCCCGACGTGGCTGCTGATAGCCACCGTGCTCATAGATCGGATGCACGTACTCGCCGGCGCGCGCTGGCGCGGCGCTCACAGAGATGGCAACAAACCCCAACGCCAGCGAGGCGGCGATGAGAGCCCAAAGGGCGATTTCACGCTTGGTCATTGGGTGACCTCCTGTCCATCGGCGGTGAAGGTGACGCACTGGCACTCGACTTGCGTGACGGGGGAGCCGTCGATGCTGATCCCCGTGGATTCCTGCTGGGCGACGAGGTCCTCGCATTCGCCTTCCGTCTTCAGCCAGCGGACCTCGGCCTTGGCCCCCGCATGGAGGACGGCGAGGGTGTAGGTGTAGGTTTCCTCCTGCGCCCACAGCGGGGCGGTGAGGCCCATGATGAGGGCGAGGCAGAGCATCAGGAGCATGAGCAAGCCGAGGAACCAGCGCTCGTGGCGGGCGATGAAGCTCTGCTTGTGGGGACGGAAGGTCGTGTCGATGGCGAGGGTCATGACGCCCTCCGAAAGACCCGAGGCAGGGCCTCGGCGCGGGTGAGCTCGGTGGCGATGCGCGCATAGGCGTCGGCCTTGTCGACCGGCGGGGCAATCGCTGTGGGCGCCGGGTCGGCGGTCAATTCGATGGGCACCGACGTCTTCAGCACCCCGAGGGCGTATTGCTCCCAAGCCTGCATGCAGGTCTTGGCCTGCTCGATGCGCTTCAATTCATCGATGTAGGTGGCGGCGGCGCGGTTGACGTCGCGCAACACCTCGGTCTTCTCCTCGATGAAATTGCGCGTCTTGTCGGCGGCCTGCTGGAGGAGATCGTGCAGGCCTTCGTTGCCGTCGTAGGCGTCGAGTTGTTCGGTCATGTGTTGCCCCCGCTTTGGTGTTGACGCGACCTTGCTAAAGAGCGCGGTCGCTGCGCTCAGACGCCGCGCGGCTCTTCTTTCATTGCGCCGAGGAGTTTGACTAACCGCGCGAAGTCGTCGTCCGTCATGACCTTCCCCTCCATCTGCGCTCGCAACCGCTCGTTTTCTCTGTCGCGCTCAACCGCGAGCTCGGCGTAGAATTTCACCGTCGGCCATAGCGGATTATCCGCGTCGATCTCGCCCATCTCAGTCTCGCTCCCATCGCCGTAGGCGATAGCCGACTGATCCGTCATCAGTCGGCGTCAACCCCAAGTCCCTATCGGGCAATCCAGTCCTTGAACGACTTCGCCCCTTCCTCTTCCCAGCCACGAAACGGCATGCGTATTATCGGTTGCTCATTTTCAGGAATTGGATAGAGCGGCTTCCAGCCGTCTTGGGTCATGATCATCAACATGGCTAGATCCTGTGGCCCTTGGTGATGTAGCGGTTTGATTTGCGTCGGTTCTCGTCTGCGGGCATGAGCTGGAGGTTCCACGGCACGTTCAGCCCCCACGCCGATGCGCCGCGCAGCGGGACAATGTGATCGACTGTCATCCCCGCGCGCTTGGCTTCATTCCTAATCAGGTCCATCTCAAATACCTGATAGTCAGCAAGCCACGCTGGGGTTGCCCGCTCTTCCGCGGATCGTCTGCGTCTTGCGTACTCGGTCGATGATTTGCGGACTCTGTCGTGCAGTTTGACCGGGACGGTCACCGCGTCTTCTTCACTCCACCCGTATCCCAGTCGACTGCGGATCGTCTTGGCGCTAATGCCAACTTCACCCTCCCACTGCGAGGGCGTAAGCGTGCGCCCCATCGCCGTGATGAGGCGGCTTCGGCTCGTGTTGTTAGCCTGCTCTTCCCACGTGGCCCAGCGGCAGTTGTCCGGCTCATAATTCGCGTTGCGATCTCGGCGCTCAACAGTGTGTCTGGGCGTCGGTCGCGGGCCCATGTCCGCGTAGAAGTTCTCGAATGCGGCCCACCGCTCGCAAAGCTTGATGCCGCGCCCACCGTAGTGATCAAAGTCCTTGCGCTTCGGGTTCGTGCAACGCGTCTTTATTGTTGACCAAATCCTGTACTCTGCGGTGCGAGCCGCGCCCGCGCGCCCGTGCCCGTGCCGAAGATTGCAGGTCTTCCGAGTGTCTCTGTGCAAGCAGCCACAACTCTTGGTCCACCCGCCCGTGAGCTTGGATTTCTCTAGGCGTGTCTGAAGTCCGCAATCGCACTGGCACAGCCAAAAGAGCCGCAGGTGTCCTTTTCTCCCCACTGGCCGCCGCTCGACGGGCCCGACCACGACGAGGCGGCTGAAGCGCCGCCCCGTCAGGTTTTCTGCACTCTTGTGTAGAGTGAGAAACATCAGAACCTCACCCGCGCGCCGCCCATGAAGGCGTCGAGTTCGTCGTCGGAGCCGCTGTCGAACGTGTAACGCCGCCAGTCCACATACACGTCAAGCGCGGCGCTCTCGAAGTTCTGCACCACGCCGAGACCGATGACGCGCGGCGTCCCGGAGAAGCCGTCGATCTTGAGTTCGCCGAACTCACCGAAGACCGTCGTCTTGCCGACCGGCAGCCACTTCTCCTCGACACCGGCTTGGAACTGCCAGCCGTCGATCTGCGGCAGGAAGGTCAACACACCGTCGCCCTCAAAGCGGCCCGCGGCGCCTGTCAGGAAGACGCCGGTGGGCATGTGCATGACCGAGGCCGAGCCGGCGTAGACGATGACGTCTTCAGTGGCGCCAATCGTCGGCACGACAAGGCCCTGCCGGTAGGCGGCACCGGCGACGACGCGGAACTGCCCCCACTCCTTGGCGTAGCGCAGGGCGACATCCCAGACGCTGCCGTTGGAGGTGAGGTCGGCGTTGCTCCACGAGGCCGACAGCACGAAGCCTTCGAGCACCGGACTGTCATAGCGCACCAAGTCCGTGCGGGTGCCGTCGAAAATGTCGAGCGCATCGCCGAGCGACGGCCCGATGAACGGACGCAGCGACAACATGCGGACGGCGGAATCGGTGTTCGCTGTCGACATCTCGACGATGCCGTCGCTCGCTTGCGAGGCGAGACCGACGCTCAGCTTACCGACCTTGGCGTTCTCGATGTAGAGGTAGGAGCGGCGCGTGTAGATGCCGTTCGTGTCCCCACCAAACAGCGGGCCGTAGCCGATGCCGTTGAAGAGACTGTCGTCGTATCCGCCTACGCCGATCTCGAGAACGTAGCCGGCTTTGGTGTCGGGTGTGATGCGCGCCTCGCCCTTGAAGCCAATGCCGCTTTCGGCGGCCGAGTTCTCGGTGACGACCGTATTGCTCTCGCCGTCGGCGCGCCAATGCAACAGCGTCTTGTTGATCTGACCGTAGACGGTGAGAGACAGTTTGCGGTTTCCCTTGCGGGCCACCGTCGCTTCCAACTCAGCGACTCGCTCTTCCAAGTCGGCGCAACAATCGCCGCCGATGGTTTTGACGCCGGTATCGGCCGCGTAGGCCTTACCGACGAACGCCAACGCAACGATCACCAGCAGGACGGCAACGAGTGTGCCGACCTTAGTTCGCAAGAAAGCTTTGAGTGCGGACATTTGAGTCCCCCTTTTGTGTTTTCAAAAGCGCGTACGCACTTGATGAGGCGCTCGTGCACAAAGGACGCGGGACTTCCCCAAGCCCCAGACGAGTGAGCGCACGCAACGGGACGCAACTGACGCAACGGAATTTCAGACGGCGGCGGCGATGGCGACCTCGGCCTCCGCCTCGAACTCCACCGGCAGATTGAGCGGCTTCCAGTGGCTGGGCTCGAGCGCCTCGGCGCCGGGGAGGTCGAGGTAGTGGAAGTCGCCATCCCAGCGGTTCGTCTCTGCGTCCCACCAGGCGAGGCCGTGGATGTAGTCGGGCTCGCCGTCGTCGTCGGTGGAGGGCACGCAGGCGAGGATCATCTCGTCCTTCGGGGCCTCCTCCAAACCTTTGATCCAGCCGTTGGTGTCGGGTGCGTTCATGCTCTTGCCTCCTTCAGTTGAAGCTTGCTCGTGCAGCGGCGGGGCCGTTTTCGCGTCACCTTCGCGGGCGCCGGATACATGGCGTTGCGGTAGGCTTCTCTCGCGCACTTTCGCGCCTCGGCTAGGCTCTCACCCCGCGCAATCGCGGCCTTCCGTGCGCCAAGGCATGCGAGTTGCGCCTTGGCGTGCCGCGATCCGGGAATGGCCAGCGTGCGGCGGCGGCGCGTTTCTTCATCCGGCGCGGACGCGCGAGAGAGCACCGAGCGCAGGTAGTGCGGCTTGCAGCCGGTGTGGCGCATGATTTCCTCGCGCGAGAATTTCTGCGCGTGCAGGTCGAGAATGCGGGCGGCGAGGCTAGGCATCGACCACCTCCCGCTTGGTAGCCCCTGACAGGGTGCGCCGACGGAATGCCATGGACTGACGTGGGGCGGTGTCGTGGAGTATTTCTCGCCCTTTCTTCAGCACTGGCGTGGACAGCGCCTCCTCAACGCTCCACCCGCGGCAAAGCCTCTCGCGCACCGTTGAGCGGCCGATCGCATACTCGCGGCACCACTCGTCGATGTGCTTGGTTTTCCCGAACGCAGTGAACGTCGCTGTGATGATCTTGTTGGAACTCTGCTCAGCATGCGTCGCCCACCGACAGTTTGTCGGCTCGTAGTCGCCGGCTGGGTCTGGATACCGATCAAGCGTATGGCGGCGCGACGGTCGCTCGCCCATGTCGGCGAGGAAGTTTTCGAAACTGTCGCGCCAGCGCTCGCAAACTGTGATGCCAGCGCCGCCATAGCGGTGCCAGTCCTTGTTTTTGCGTCTGCGGCAGCGACTCCTCATCGCTGTCCACGACGCGTAAGTCAGGCTCCCTGAGTGCCCGTGCTTGGTGATTTTGTTGTCGCGGCGGCAGCGGTTCTCTTGGTTGAGGCACCCACAAGACTTGGTCAGCCCCAACCGCAAGTTGGTTCCATTGATTTCCGTGCGCTTACCGCATTGACATTCGCACAGCCAATACAAGGCGGCGCAGTTGCGCTTCGGGGCGGGGCCGACGACAGTCAGGCGCCCATAGACGCGGCCGCGCATATCGATGGCTTTACCCATTGACGAGCTCCTTCTTCGCCCGCGCCCTCTTACTGATCCTCGCCTCGGGGGGCTGAAATGCTCGCCGACAGTGGTGTTCGCAGTAACTCAGTCCCGGCACCTTCTCGCGCCCGCAGAAATAGAACTCCGGGAAGGCGTGCTGCGGGTCACCAATGGGCCAGCGGCAGTGGTGCGGGTCCAAATCGATGAGGCTCTTGCGCTCGGCCACCGGGATATCGATCTCGACCGCCAGCACCAGCGGCGCGGCGTCGGCGCATAGAGCGCGGAAAATGGGGTTGCCGGTGGGAAAGCGGTTCTCCTGCGTCTTCGGCAGGCGCTTGGGCTTGCGGCGCTTGGCGATCTTGCGCGGCCCCGACAACCGCGGCTGCAGGCCAAGGCGCGAAACCTTGCCGATCACGGCGTTGCGCGACACACCCATGCGCACGCCGATGAGGGTGCAGCTGTACCCTTCGCCCCATAGCTTCTTGAGGAGTTCGACCCGCTCAGCTGACCACCCCAAAGCCATCAGTGCGCCTCCAGGGACAGGGGCTGGCGCAGGCACTGCGGCAGGGGCTGGCGCTTGGCGGCGAGGATGGATTCGACCTCGTCCTCGACCTTGTCGACGAGATCAGGATCGATGCGGGTGGCGGACTTCAAGTGGGCGAGGGCGCGAGAGACGGTGCGGCAGTTGAGGGTCAACCCGTTGGCGATGTCTGCCGCCCCGATGTTGAAGCACTGGGAGGCAACGAAGATCGCCAGCATGCGGGCTTCGCGAATGGGCAGGGCAATGGCGGCGGAGCGGATCTCGCGGGAACCCACGTGGGTCACCCGCTCCACGGCGATGAGGATGTCGGGGATGGTCGGGGTCATGCGGATACCCCAAGAAGGCGCTCGGCGAGTTCCTTGCGGCGCGCGATCATCTTGTCGCCAAGGGTCTTGAGGGCGCTGTTCGCGAAACCTGCCCCGCCCCGGAGGCAGACCGCGTAGGCCTCATCGAATCCGGCTGGCACAGCTTTGCAGCGGGCGATTTCTGATCCCGTTGGAAGCTTGCCGTTCTCGCGGGCAAAATCGTGCAGGGCGAGGATCCAACCCTCTTGCGCCGCCTGGCGCCCGAGCGAGCAATTGATCAGGTCATCCGCGAGCCTTACCCGCCACTGAGAAAACTGGGGAGGCAACTTGGCATCGGGCGACAGCCTGCTTGCCTGTTGCTCTTGGTGATCACGGGCCGCGATTTCGTCGCAGACCTTTTTGCATTCGGACGGAAGCGGAAAGCGCCGGTCGGTGCGCGTGTCGATTATTTTCTGGGCGGCGCTCTCAAGAACCGGTGCTGAGTAGGTGCGCAAATTGCGCACCATCGAGCCCATCCACTCCTGCTCGGCGAACTGGCTTTCGTGCTTCACTGGAAAATGCGTGATGAGCTTCGTCACGAAGCTGGCGACGGCCTGGCTCATTTGCGGAACTCCTGCGCTGTGATCTGCTGCTCGGCTTCCATGGCGATGCGTGCCAAGCGCTGCGCCTTGGTCTCTACGTCGCCGTTTTCGTTGAAGGTGACCGCGCCCTTTTCCCGGGCGCGCTTGGCGTCAGCGATGGCGCCAGAGAAAAAGTTCCAACTCCGAACCCGCTTGCCGTGGTAGCGACGCCCCATGTCGCGTAGGGTCGGGAGGATGTCCTTCTCGAGGTCGCAGCCCTGCTCAAGCCACATCCGCGGCTCGGCCATCATGAGAAGGCCTTGGCAGTTCACCGGGTTGTCGAGAGCGCCGTTGCAGGCGGCAAGCAACTGCTCGCTCAGGTCACGGTCGGAAACCCCGGCCCGGGGCTGCGCAGTTTTATTGTTCCTCGGTTCCCTTGTTCCTTGGTTCCCTTGTTCTTCCTTATATTGTTGCCCCTCGCTTGCCCCCTGCGTGCCCTCTGCTTGCCCCGTGCTCGCCCTTTGCTCGCCCGGTGCTTGTCGTTTTGCTTGCCCTTCCATATGCGAGACAAGCTGATAAATGTCCCAATTACAAAGGGTTATGATCTGGCTTTGCTTGCCCTTTTGCTTGCCCCGTTTCGAACCTTCACGGTTTTCGTTTGAAGGCTGAGTAACGCCCGGCGTAAGCCGTTCGATCATGCCCTCGTCTTGCAGGCGGTCGAGGAACCCCCGCACGGTCTTCGGCGTCCAGTTCCAGCGGTGGCCGAGAAACGATACGGCGCCGATGAGCTGACCCGGCTTGATCTCCATGCGCTGGCCACCGTTGTTCACGGTGCCAGCGACGTAGCGACACTCCATGATGAGGTCGAGCCACGCTTCGGCGCGCGAGTAGCAGAAGCCCCGTTCTGGATCGCACGGATCGACGTGGCGGCCGAAGCCCACAAGCCAATGGTCACGCACCGAGCGCGTGACTGCGACCCAGCCGCTGCGATCACCGGCTTGCCGTGACCCGTCGTCAAGAGGAGGTCCACCGTTGTGGCGCGCTGTGATTTCTCGGGCCATCACTGCTGCCCCCTTCGCGAAGAGGCGGCAAAGCTAGGCGACGCGCGTCTGGCGGGGAAAACCTGTGTGTCTGCTGTGCAAAGGGCCGTCCCGGTGCCCTTGCAATTCGGCGCGAAGTTGGTATTCTGCATCTGTTCATTCCCTCGGAACTTGGCCACTGGTACTGGCCGGTTCAAAACTTTTCAGAGCCCTCGCATTAGCCGTGCGGGGGCTTCTGCTTTCACGACTCCGGTGACGGCAGCAGCGCGTAGAGCGCTTCACTCGGGGACACGCGCAGTTCATCTGCCAAGGCCTTTGCCTCGGCGATGACGGCAGTAATCGATTGCTCGAGGACGAGCTTGCGGAGGGGGGTCATGGGTTGACGCCCTCGCTTACGGCGCTCGGGCTGCGCTGCGCGCGCGGGTCGAATGGCCTGAGAGCCTTGGCCCGATCATCGAAGGTGAACCACACCGCACGCGTTGGGAGGACGACCTCGACGGCGCGCTGCTTGTACGGCATCAGCCGCAAGGCCCCGCGATCGACGCAGGCGTGCAACAGCTTGGTGACGCCCGATTGGGATTTGTAGCCGAGGGCCTTGGCCATCTGTCGTTGCGTCGGAGCGACGCCGCGGGTGCGCGCCGTCTCTGCGGCAATGAAATCGACGAGCTGCTTCTGGCGGGCGGTGAGCATCAGGTGGCCCTCCGCGTCAGCAGGAGGTGCGCTGCGCACCAGGACAGAGCGAAGGTGGCGAGCAGCGGCAGGTCAAGAAGGCTGTGCGTGCCGTCGGGCAAGGCCATGAAGACGCTGGCGCTCGCTAGGGCGAGGACACCAAGGGCGACAGCCCCAAGGATGCGCAGGATGTTCACGACGCCCTCCGCTTGGCCGAAGGCGCCAATTCGATCTTCCACACCACGGGGCGCTTGCGGCCTTCCCCCTTCACCCGATGATCAACCTGTACGCGGCGTGCGCCGAGCGTGTGCAGCTTGGCCAGCTCCCCGCGCAGGACGTTTTCCGCAATAGGGGTGTGTGAGTTTTCGGCACAGAACCGCGCGTAGAACTTGCTCATGTCCTCGCTCGACCAGTCGCCGATCAGGGCGTGGTCCTGTAGCCAGGCGAGAAATGCCTTGGCCGCCTCGACGGCGGAGATCGCCCTGCCCGTCCCGCTCACCTCGGCGAGCTTTGGGAGACAGGGGCTGGCGAAAGGGCCGAGGGGAAGCGTCGGGAAGGGCACGACCTCGGCGAGGGGGCGCGGGGCTTCCGGTTCGCGTCCCGTCAGTTCGCAGAGGTTCTCGTATTCGTCGCGCAGATCCTCGTCCGAAGTCGGCGGTAGGCCGCGCTGATCGCGCCAGGCGAGGAAGTCGCCATAGCCGCCGCCGATCGGCGCCAGTTGCGGCAGACGCGCGAGAACCCGTCGGAAACTCGGAAACCTCTCTACATCGCGCACCAGCGCGATAGCCGGCGGACTCGATAGTCCGTCGGCGTCAACCCTCTTAACGGCAAGTGCCCGCATCGTGCCCCCACGAAGCTTGAGAAAAAAGCGGGCAACTCACAACGAAAGGCCCGCACCGGCTGACCGTCCTCCGGCCAGAACGCAACGCCTAAGAACCGACCGTGGGGCGAAGGGGTGCCGCGGGACCCGGACCATGCAGATCAGAGGACCGTTGCTGCCGACGAAGACGGGAAAATCTCGCGCAAGCAACTAGGCTCCCTTCGCGCCGCGAACGGCTCGAAACGCGGGAACGCGACGGACGCAACAGGGAACGCAGGCGCCGGCGGAGCTAAGAAACAGCCGCTCGTCGCTCCGGATCGGAGCGGGCCTTTTTGGAAGTCTTTCGGGCCCGCGGTGCGGGCGCGGCCGGCCGTTTGCGGTCGAGGAAATCGTCGGCGGTCACCGCGCCCCCGGTGACGTCCGCCAGCTTGACGAGCACGTCCCATTCCGGACGGCGTCGGCCGGTGACGTACCGGCTGACCGAGAAGTGATCGACCTCAAGCCGCTTCGCGAGCCAAGCCTGGGTCTTGCCCTTTAGTTTTAGCCATTGTGCAAGGTCCATGTTCGGCACTATACCGGTATGGCCTACCGAAAGTCAATTGCGCGGTTACCACAACCACGTTGGTATAATGAGGTTTCCCATGCAATTAACAGCAATAGTGCGCGCGAACTGCTTTAAGACTAGAAGCCCGCTAGGGATGGCGGGCCATGAAATTCAAGATCAAACAGCGGCGCGAAGAGGCGGGGCTCACGCAGCAACAGCTTGCGGAAATGCTCTCCATCGACAAAAATTCGCTCGCCCGCTGGGAGCGCTTCGACACCGAGATCGACGACAAGCACTCCCGCGAGCCGAGCTGGGTGACGCTGGTGAAAATCGCCGAGGCTCTGGGGATTACGCCGGGGATGCTCGTGTCGGACGCCGCTGAAGCCAAGATCGCCAATGAGGTCGCGCTCGACGAGGCCCCGGCCGGTCTCGCTAATCGCAATATTTTTGCTTACCGTGTTCTGTCGACCACACTGGCCGAGGTGCCGGCGATTCGCCCCGGCGAAATCATCTACGTCGAGCAAACCCCGGAAGCGATCGCCGCCAAGAAATCGGGCGACGTGCTGTTGCTGGAGTTCCGCGTCGATCACATCGGCGAGCCGGTGCTGATGCTCTTGGAATTCCACGCCCCCGCGATGGTGGTCACCAACCGGCCCGGCGCCAACTGGGCGCTGCGCCTCGATGACCCCAACTATGTCATCACGGTGCGGGGCGTGGTGCTGACCTAGCGCTGATGTGCGCTGAAATCCCTTGAAAAAACCCGACTTCCACCCCTGAGAACCGCCCCTTGGCGATCATGTCGCGGGCGATCCAGCCGAGCATGGCGGGGCGCGGCTGCATCTGCATGCGCAGCACGTACTCGCTCGCCAGACGTTCACCCTCGGCGCAGTCGCGCTCATAGTTTCCGGTCGCGGCAGCGTTCCAGAAGTCATACCCCGCCCGCCCCCGCTTTGGCAGCCAGCGCGTCAGCATCTCGTGGATATAGGGCGTGGCGAATCGTTTCGCCAATGGCGCGGTGACGTACACACTTCCCTCCCCGTCCAGTGATTCAGTCGCAGGTTCCACACTATCCGATGCGATGCCGTTTCGGCACATCGCTGCGGCTCTTTTTCCACTTGATTCAGCCGATGTGGTTTTTTTGACTTGCGTGGTATACCGGGATGGTATACACCAAAGGCATACCACTACGGCGCGCCCAAACGGACGCGCTCAGGTTGCCCGAAGCGAAGTCCTCGAGTGCGGCGTGCTCTGAGCTTCGTGAAGGGAAGGCGGGGGCCGGGACCTCGGCGCAGACTTAGAGGGTCGAAGCGTCGAGGCCCCGGCGACGGGGGGAAACCTCCAAACACCAAAGGGGACGGGGAAGTTCCATGACCGATGAGCAAAAAATCAGATGGGCGATCATCGCCGGTCAGACGCTGATGCTGACCATGCTGATCCCCGCCGCCATCATTCTCGGGGTGTGGCTGCCATGACGACCTACTCCCGCGAAGACCTCATCGCCATCCAGCGGTGCAACGTCACCACCGTTCTCTGCGAAGCGCTGCGCCAAACCCGGCATCTGACGAATGCGCAGGATCAAGCCAGAGCGATGGTCACCCATTTCGAGAAGTTGGCACGCGGCGACAAGCTCGACGTCATCGCCCTGCTGACGCTCCCCAAAGTCCCACAACCTGCG